ACGTTATCAGCCAATGATCAAGTGAATTTATTCCTTCACCCAAATTATATAAACTTCTATTGGAGTGGGAACTACAGTAAATTCAGCGGATACTTACTAGGATAAGGACAAACACATGGCATACATTGGACAATCCTTAACCGAAGGCACACGCAGAGCTTACACATATGTAGCTACCGCAGGCCAAACCATATTCAATGCAGTGTACAGCGCGGGTTCTGTAGACGTGTACCAGAACGGCATTCTGTTGCAGCCCTCAGACTACACAGCCACTGACGGTGTTACTGTCGTGCTGGGCGTAGGTGCTGCGATCAACGACGAGATCACTGTAGTGTGTCACAACACGTTCAGCGTTGCGGACGCACCTACACTATCTGGCGGCGGTACATTCAGTAGCAGTATTCGTGCGCCTCTGTTTGACACAGATCAGAACAAAACAAAGACGGCGGTGTTTCAGATAAATGAGCAAAGCATAACAACAAACACAACTATTGGTGCAACGGAAAACGCAAGCACTGCTGGCCCTATTACTATAGCCAGTGGCGTTATTCTTACAGTCAATGGCAACCTAACGGTGATATAAATGTCAGGTGAATTGATATTACAAACACTTAAAGGCCCTTCATCTGGGGCTAATGCAAATAAGGTTCTTGTCCCTAGTGGACATACGCTAGATGCGTCTGGTGGGACGTTGGTACCTAGTGCTGGCGCTTTAGTGCAGGTTGAAACTGCTACACACAACTATTTTGATGGTACAGGAAGTGGTTGGTCTGATGTTGTTACAATCCCATTTACTCCAAAGTATGATAACAGTTTAATCATTGTTCGGTACAATGGGCATATATACAAGTACAACTCAAATGCTTTTCCAAACAGTGAGGCCAGAATTACACATGATCAAGGTGGTGCATACTCACAAATAGTAAAACATCCTTATGTTATATATCATGAGGCTGATAACTATATGTATAGCTTGTCTATGGCAGCAAGCTTTACTGTTACAAACACAAACACGTATACAATTCGGATGCAAATAGACCCAAAGAGCTATCGTACTTACATCTACGGTGATAGCAACCTCTTTACAGTAGAGGAGATAAAACAATGAGTACGCTCTACGTTGATAATCTCCAGCCTAACTTGGGTAGCCAAGTTGAGATACCGGATCTGAAACATAATCCGGGTTCTTTAGTTCAGATTAAGTATGCGCAATCTTTAAGCAATACAACATCACAAGCCAATAATACAACCAACTATGTTGTAGTAACAGGGTGTAGCATAACTATTACTCCAAAGTACACTAATAGTCTATTAGTGGTCAGCGGTAAGATTAACTGTTACGTTACTGGCGGTTCATACCCATACGGTTTTGGTAGTGTCTTTCGTGATGGGATTGACACTAGCAGTAGTACGTACGGAAATGGTTACCTGCAGGGTGATGTAGATGTGGGTCAGCTTATGCCTTTTGGGTGTATTCTTACGTCAGGATCGACATCACCTACTACTTTAGATTTCAGAGTTAGATTAGGTGGAGGTGGTGCAACACTATTCCAAGTAAATAGTTCAGATAAATTAATGTCAGTCATGGAGATCGCACAATGACCAGTATAATCAAAGTCGATCAGATCCAACTGTCAAACGGTACAGCACCACGTGCTGAAGATCTAGGTGTAGATGTATCTGGGACTGTTCTAAATACTCACTATCTTAAAAGTCCAAGCACATCTGATGTAGCAATAGCCAACAGTAACTATAACACTCTCGATACTTTCACGCTAGATGTCATCAGAGACAATTCGCGGATGATCTGGACAATGGATACACAACAGTACATTAAAGACACCGCTAACACTAACCCTTTCTTTAGATTGACAGTTGATGGTGTAAGTGTTGCGGAAGTGGCAGATATTGATCGTAACGATCTAAATCAACCTGGTTGGTATCACACATGGTATGGTCAAAACGCTGGTCGAGAGACTCAATATAACCACTTTATCACAAAGAATCTAACTGCAGGTCCACACACATTTGCAATCCAAGCAGGCAGATATAATAGTGGGACAATCACCTTGAAATTTCAGGGCGGTGCATTTAGATACATAGTACAAGAAATTGCAGTTTAAATCGGAGAATGAAAATGACTACAATCGCAACAGCACTTTCTGAACTAGGTGTTACGGAATGGGTACTCCGTGGCGAACCAACTTCAGAAGCAGAATTTAACGAAATGTTCCGCACGGTAACAGGTGTAGATGCCAATGGCACAGCAATCGAAAGCACAGACCACGGTATTGCTTGGGCAACTGTCGCAGCAAAACGTGATGAACTGATTGCGGCCCAGCCTATGAAGGAACTCCGTGCAGAACGTGATCGCAAACTAGCGGAGACTGACTGGTGGGCTGTAGCAGACCGAACAATGACAGCAGAGCAAACAGCATACCGCCAAGCACTACGTGACATCACAGATACATATACCAGTCTGCAAGATGTAGTCTGGCCCGACAAACCCTAAAGGAGCATAAAATGCCTACCATCACTATCGAACTAACAGAAACACAATACTCTGGCTTAGCATACGCAGCAGCATCCCCAGAGGAATGGGCTGAGAATGCAGTGACAGAGCGTTGCCGCATTGCGAATGACGAGATCGTTCAGCTTACAGTGCAGCACTGTTTGGACAACGGCATCCAAGTCCCAACCACCCGTGAGGCTGTCGTAGCATACGCATTCGACAACGCACTGGTTAAGACTGCTGCCCAGCGCAACGAAGAAGCTGCACAAGAACTACCAGCATAAGGTAATACCACAATGGCATACATCGGCACCACGCCCAAAGATATACGTTCATTCGGCAAGGCTAAGTTTGACTTTACTGCAACACAGGGTCAGACTGCCTTTACGGGTGTTGATGATGACGGTAAGACGCTAGGCTTTACAGATGGTCAAATCTCTGTATACGTCAACGGCATCTTGATGGATGAGAGCGACTACACTACGTCTGGCAGCAATACCGTTACGCTGGCAAGCCCTACCAACTTGAATGACGTTGTGAGTGTAGTAGCACTACAGACGGACATCCCTAACAGCGACTATGTGCCTGCTACGGGTGGTACATTTACAGGGCCTGTGACACACACTGGCAGCTTTACCTCACAGGGTATTGACGACAATGCCAACGCAACTGCTATGACTATTGATAGCAGTGAGAATGTGCTGGTGGGTAAGGCTGCAACTGGCTACAACACTGCTGCTGGCACTGAACTGTGGTCTAATGGATTCAGCGCATTTACCCGTGATAATGCTACGGTTTCTTACTACAACCGCAAAACATCTGACGGTGATATTGTTCAGTACCTCAAAGACGGCTCCACTGTGGGGAGTATTGGTACAGACGGCACTTATATGAGCATTGGCAACGGTGCGGCTGCGTTAGCTTTTCAGGGTGCCAACAATCGCATCTTACCGTGGAGCCAATCAACTAATAACGTAACTGATGCAAGTCTGGATCTTGGGAACGGCTCTTACCGTTTTCGTGACGCATACCTATCTGGCGGTGTTTACCTTGGCGGGACTGGCTCGGCTAATTATCTGGATGACGTGGAACGTGGCACGTTTTCGCCTTCAATTCTTGGATATTATGGAAATAATCCAGTTATTACTTACAATAGACAACAAGGTAATTATGCCAAAGTGGGTGACCTAGTACACGTTAGTATAATGCTTGATGTTACGTCGGCATCCAATCTAAGTTCCGATTTGATAATGGTTGGGCCTCTGCCGTTTGCTATAAGTCCCGGTGTAGAAGCCGATGGCGCTTCAAATACGTCATCTTACAGCCCAGCCCGAGGAAATCATATTAGTATTGGTTGCCACTCTATTACCCAGTCTTACATTGGCTTTTTAACGAGCAACCCAGGTTCTGGATGGGGGTGGGAAGCAACCTCTATGATGCCAACGGGTGGGTCGGCCTTGAGAATATCAATGTCTTATATAACCGCATAACCACCCCTACTGGATCGTAGGGTAGTCAGTCCACGCCACAAAGGAGATAAACGATGGCATTAACAGAACGCACAGAGATCGACAAATATGAGATCGTCGGCCCATTCAAGCACATCCAGTGCCGCCATGCTACAATCATTGAGCGTGATGGTGTTGAGATCAGCCGCAGCTTTCACCGTCATGTGATTGCCCCTAACGATGACGTATCGGGTGAGCCACAGGAAGTGCAAGACTTGGCAGCACTGCTACACACAGACGAACTCAAAGCTGCCTATGCAGCGCACCTAGCCGCACAAGAGGTATAACCTTATGACACGGGCAAGAGACTTATCTAACCTGATTGGCTCTGGTAACTATGTATCAGAGACACTTACAGCGACAGCAGGGCAGACTGCCTTTACTGTTACCAATGGCTACACGCCTAACTTTGTTCAGGTCTTTATGAATGGCCTCTTGCTAGACCCTGTGGTGGACTATGCCGCTACTACTAGCCCAACCATTACGCTAACCACAGCCGCTAATGCAGGTGATGAACTAGAGGTGGTTAAGTACAATACGTTTAGCGTAGGTAATGCTATTACGCAGACCGCTGCTGATACACGCTATGTCAATGTGTCTGGCGATACTATGACGGGTGGGCTTAATGTTACGGGTGGTAATGTTGGGATTGGACATGCTGGCCCATCTGCAAGTCTAGATGTTTTTGGTTCAACCAGCGATCAAATACGTCTTCGCACTGCCTCAAGTGAACATTATGCCATTGGTCGTAATTCAAGCACTGGTTTCCTTGACTTTTACGGTTCGCAAGCAAGTTACACGGGCTACACTTTTGGTGGTGTGGATGGTGAACGCATGAAGATCGACAGTGCTGGGCGTGTGACAAAGCCGTATCAGCCAGCGTTTAGTGCAGTACGGGATGCGGGAGATGTATCATATAACACAGTGATTGTGTTTAATAGTGTTGCTGTTAATGTAGGAGGCCACTACAACGCATCAACAGGCAGGTTTACGGCCCCTGTTTCTGGTGTGTACTACTTTGAGGCGTATGGAATGGGAGGTGCGGGCAAGTCTGTAATCTGGCTCCAACTATTAAAGAATGGCGTGGTTTACAACAAGAACAATCCATACAGTCAAAACGACGCATCAGCAAGCACCAAGTATATTCACGCTGGCGGGGGTGTTGTTATGCAGCTGAATGCAGGCGATTTCGCATCTGTCAAAATAGGGCCAAATAGTTCGATGTCAATGTACGCTACGGGTAACGCTCACAACGGCTTCAGCGGCTACCTAATCGGCTAACCCCACAACACAGGAGAAACACACATGAGTAACGCAAGAGACTTTGCATCACGGGTTCCTGTGGATGGGGCTTTGTCGAACAGGAACCACATCATAAATGGCGAGTTCCTTGTCTGGCAACGATCTAATAATGGCGTATCTGGTGCGGGAACAGGTTACGTTTCCGCTGATCGGTGGCAGACTACACGAGGCCGTATTCGCCAGCCTAACACGAATGGTAATACAGGTGAAGACAATCGTGGGGCGGTATTTGATTGTACTGATGGATTAACTTACGTTCACTTTGATTACTATGTTGAGGACGTAGGGCAGAAGATGCACGGGAAAACAATGACGTTTTCCTTTTACGCAAAGTCTCTTACAGGTTCTAGTTATAATCTGTACCTTGAAAACGGCGGCACAGACCTTATAGATATTGGCGGTTCTACGAATGTCACGGTGCCTACTACTTGGACTAGGTTTACTTTTACAGGAACCGTAACGTCCACAGGCAATCAGTACGGTGTACATATGCCACGGTTCTACCTGAACCCTACGGGTTCTGCATCTTCTGCTATGATACAGGTGGATCAGGTCCAATTAGAGGAAGGCGACACAGCCACCCCATTCGAGCATCGCAGCTATGGTGATGAATTGGCGAGGTGCCAGAGGTATTATCAAGAGTGTATCATCAAAGATAGAGTGTTTTGTAGCTACAACAACTCATCCGCTTCTTATGGCGGCAGTTTCCAGTGGCGAACTGTTATGAGGGTAGCACCTACTGCGACTGGGGGCGGGAACGCAGAAGCCTACGCTTCAAATGACTCTAATGTTGTGTCAAATAGAGATGTAGTTGTGCAAACCACTTACCAAGATGGTTGCGAAGCCTACTTGAATTACGACACAGCGGGTGCGCATTCTTGGTTTGTTCGAGCAGATAGCCTTAAATTAGATGCGGAGTTATAAAGATGGATCAAATGCAAATCACATCAGCCCAATACCAAGTAAGCCCGATGTCAGGCACCAACACATCCATCCGCGCCACCATTGACGGGCAAGAGCTATTCGTCCCGCTTGACCCAGCCAACCGTCACTACGCTGAGATTATGCGTCAGGTTGAGGCTGGGGAGCTAACCATAGAAGAGGCAGCTGAGTAATGTTTGGCTTTACAGCACTAGCTACTGCACCACTCTCTACAGATCCTAATGTACGTAGCAACGTTGTAGGTGTTGCTGCTACAGGTGCGGTAGGCAGTGTTGTAACTATAGCAGCTGCTAACCTCACAGCAGCCTCTGTAAGCGCTGTAAGCTCTGTTGGTACACCTGTAGTCGTAGCGCAAGCTAACGTTACTCCTGCGTCCGTTGCTGGAGTCTCAGCAGTAGGTACAACTGTAGTCGTAGCACTAGCTAACGTATTACCAGTAGGTGTTGCTGCTACAGGCGCAATAGGTGCATTCGTAATCGTAGCTAAGGCTAATACAGCTGTGGCTACACCTACCATGACTATCAGTTTAGGTACTCCTGTTGTCACGGCTGCAGCTACTGTGTTACCAATAGGGGTAGCTTCCAATACCAACGCTGGTATTATAACGACACGTACTACAAACGTGTTCCGTATTGCAAGCCCAGCGCTTAACATATATACTAAACGTCCTGTAGTAATTACAAACCACTTCCCGTATGTAGCATCTAACTACAGTAGGAACAGAGTTATATTTGTACAGGGTACAGACCAAGGTTACACTGTACGTATACCTGCAGACGCAATGAATAGAACCGTACACATTGATGCACCTGACAGAGATACTGTTGTACGCATAGCAGCATAAGGATTACAAGTATGTCATATAAATGGCCCGACAAAGATAAGGATGAGATCCTTGATTACAGCATTGACTGGTCCCGCTTTCTAGCAGGTGATAACATCTCTGGTGTTACTTGGTATATTGATGATGCCAATGGAGTTAAGACTCTGGTCAATCCTGCTAGTGTTGTCAATGGCTTACAGATGGTGCAGAAGACTAACACTCTTACTGTAGCTACTATCCGTCTATCTCTTGGTACAAACAATGTGCGTTACTTAGTTACCTGCCGTATCACTACTGTTGGTGGCTTGCAGTATGAACGCTCAGTGTATTTACGTATTAAGGAGAAATAATAATGGCATACGATTTCATTGGCTTAGTTAACGATGTTAACCGCCGTCTTAACGAAGTAGAACTTACTACAACTAACTTTGCTACAGCACAGGGTTACTACAACCTGAGCAAGGATGCTGTTAACGCTTCTATCCGTCACATCCACCAAGAAGAGTTTGAGTGGCCTTGGAACCATCGTGAAGAGACAGAGGTCCTGACACCAGGTGTTGTACGCTACAGTATGCCTTACGATGCTAAGACTGTTAACATGAACAGCTTTCGCATTAAACGTGACGCAGCGTTAGATGTTGACACACGCAAACTAAAAGTGTTAACCTATGAAGAATACCTTGACAAACATGCAGATTATGAGTATAACTCTAGTACAGGTATCAGAACAACTCCTGACTATGTAGTACGTGCGCCTAGCCGTGAGTTACTATTTATTGCTTCACCAGATAAAGCATACGAAGTTATCTATGAGTACTACACTACTGGTGTAGACATGGTGTACGATACTGATGTACCTACTGTACCAGAGCAATACCGTCATGTTATTGTAGATGGTGCTATGTATTACGCTTACGTATTCCGTGGTGACATGCAGGCTGCACAGTTATCACAAAGCAAATTCGTTGATGGCATTAAGTTTATGCGTTCTATTAACATTAACCGTACCGATTATATTCGTGATACAAGAGTTAAGTACTAATGGCAACTAATTGGCAGACATTCCCTATTGAGTTTAAGGGTGGCCTTATCTCTAACCTTAGCCCTCTACAACAGGGGGTTAATGCTATTGGCTCTGCCACTATCTTACAAAACTTTGAGCCTGCTAAATCAGGTGGTTACTCTAAGCTTCGTGGTTACGCCAAGGTAGACCCTAATATTGTACCAGGGATAGGTGTTGTAAAGGGTGTTAAAGTAATCAATGCGGGTGAGTTTATTGCTGCACGTAGTAATGCTGTCACTACTGAGTACTACCACAGTACAGGTGTTGGTTGGGTTTCTCTAGGTACAGCTGCTCTTAGTGGCGGTAAGATACGTTCAGCTGAGTATAACTTCGGTAATGGTCACTATGTAATATTTACAGATAATGTTAACTACCCTGCATTGTTTGAAGACAATACCAACACACTGAGTTTTATAACATCCAACCCAGACTTACAGGGTGCAGAACAGGTAGCTATCTTTAAGAATACTGTGTTCTTCTCTAAGGGTTCTAACCTGTACTTCTCAGCACCAGGCGATTCAGGTGACTATAGTGCAGCTAACGGTGGTGGTGTTATTAACGTATCACACCAGATCACAGGTCTTATCACCTTCCGTGAACAGCTAATCATCTTTAGCCGTAACAAGATCCAACGCCTTACAGGTTCTACTATCTCTGACTTCCAGTTAAGTCCTATCACAGAGAGTATTGGCTGTCTTGATCCTGACACTATTCAGGAAGTTGGTGGTGATATTATGTACATGTCACCTGACGGTATTCGACTACTAGGTGCGACAGACCGTATTGGTGACTTTGCACTTGAAGTTGCATCTGACCCTATCGCAGATGACGTGTATAAATTCTCACAGAGTACATCTAACTTCTGTTCTATTGTTGTACGTGAGAAGGCTCAGTATCGTATCTTTGCGTATATACCTTCTACCCAACAGAAGGTGTCACGTGGTCTACTCGTTACTAAGTTCTCTGACCAAGGTACAGCTAACCTAGCATGGGGTGAGTCATCAGGTATTAAAGCATATGTAGCTGACTCTAAGTATGTGGCTAGTTATAGTGAGGTTATCCTATTCGCTAACGAGGATGGCTATGTATACAAGATGGAGCAGGGTAGTAGCTTTGATGGTCAGCCTATTGAGGCTATCTATGAGTCACCTTACATGCCTATCACAGACCCACAGGTACGTAAGACTTTCTATAAGCTAACTACGTATATTGACCCTACAGGCAGCTTTAGCTTTGACCTATCTGTTAAGTATGACTTTACTCGTTTAAATAACCAGAACCTTATTCAGCCTACATCTGTTACAGTTACAAGTACAGGCTTAGCTGTGTCATCTTATGGCTCCGTTAGCTCTGTGTTTGGTTCAACGACATATGGTGGCGCACTGGATAAGATCTACCAGAATCAAATCATTGGGTCAGGTAAGACAATCGCAATTCGTATTGAAGATAACTCTACAAGCCCTACATTTACACTAGATACTGCGCTACTTGAATTTACGCAGAACGACAGACAATAAGGAAGCAACCCCATGACAGGTTATTTACGCCAAGATGTTACAAACAACATTGCTAACGGTAACGTTATTGATGCTGATGATCTTGATGATGAGTTTAACGCTATTGAGGCTGCTTTCAATGCTACCTCTGGTCACACCCACGATGGTACTGTAGCTGGTGGTGCAGCCATTACTAAGGTAGGCCCAGCGCAAGACGTTATTATTGGTACTACTAATATCCTACCTAAAGCTAACAACATCCTTGACGTAGGATCTGCAGCAGCTAAGTTCAAAGACGGCTACTTTGATGGTACAGTTTATATCGACACAGCTATCGTAGGTGTTAATGGCTTTACTGAGATTGAGGATAACATATACTCTGTAAGCTCAGGTAATTTACTTGTAGATGTAGCAGGTGACATTACACTAGACGCAGACGGCGGTAATGTACATTTGCATGACGGTGGTATCCCATTCGGTGGATTTACTAACAGTGCAGGTGACTTGGTAGTTAAGTCTGGTACCACTACAGCTGCTACATTCAATGGTGCTGACGTAGACTTTGCAGGTAACCTAGATGTAACAGGAGATACCACACTAGACGGCACTCTTAATGTTGTAGGTAATACAGCTATCTCTAGCGGTAACTTTACTGTAAACACAGGTAACGCCACTGTAGGTGGATCTCTTAACGTCACAGGCCCTATCAACGGTAACTTAGTCGGTACAGTTACAGGCAACGTAACAGGTAATCTGACAGGCAACGTCACTGGTAACGTAACTGGTAATACAACAGGTAACGTAACTGGTGATCTAACAGGGGATGTTAAAGCCCTTAATGGTGTAACTGTATTAGACAATGGTACAAACGGTACTGATGCTACTTTTGTAGGTGATGTTACAGGTGACTTAGTAGGTAACGTAACAGGTAACCTGACAGGTAACGTTACCTCTACAGGTGCTAACCTTATGAATACCCTGACTACATCAGGTACAGTTACAGTTGGTGGAGATCTTATCGTTAACGGTACCACTACTACTGTTAATACAAATACAATCAACTTAGCTGATAACATCATTACCCTTAACAGTGACGAGACAGGGACACCTTCTCAGAGTGCTGGTATTGAGATTGAACGTGGTACAGCTATTAATAAATCATTGACATGGGATGAGGTTAATGACCGCTGGACTGTTGGTACAGAGAACTTTGTAGCAAGTACTTTCATAGGTAATGTATCAGGTAATGTCTCAGGGAATATTACAGGTAATGTAGCAGGTAATGTTACAGGAGATGTTACAGGAGATATTAGAGCAAGTAACGGTACAGTTGTACTAAACAACGGTACAAACGGTACTGATGCTACTTTTACTGGTAGTGTTTCTGGTAACGCTTCTTCCGCAAGTATAGCAAGTCAAGTTACTATCAATTACAGTGACAATAGTAGCGGCACATACCAGATGTTGTGGGGTTCAGGTAACCAGGTATATGGTACCTCTAACATCTACTGCAACCCTTATACAGACTTCTTGTATGCTTCGTCTTTTGAAGCAGGCAACTGGTTTAGATCTACTGGACAGACAGGTTGGTATAGTAGCACCTATGGTGGTGGCATCTATATGGAAGACTCCACATGGGTTCGTACCTATAATGGTAAAAGCTTCTATTCTACGGGTAGTATACTAGCAGCGGGTGACGTAACGGCTTACTCAGATGAACGCTTGAAGTCTGACATCGTTACTATCCCTGACGCACTAGAGAAAGTAAAAGCTCTACGTGGTGTTAACTTTACCAAGGACGGTGAGGCATCAACAGGTGTAATCGCCCAAGAGGTACAGAAAGTTATCCCAGAAGTAGTACAAGAGAATGGCGAATACTTGTCTGTTGCATACGGTAACCTTGTAGGTGTACTGATCGAAGCAGTCAAAGAATTGTCAGCAGAGGTTGAATCTCTAAAGAAGGCTAAGTAATATGTCTCTACCATCAACTGGACCTATATCTCTGTCTCAGGTACAGACTGAGTTTGGCGGTAGTAATCCTATTAGCCTGTCAGAGTATTACTATAATGGATCTTACATTACAGGTAACAACACAAGTGTACCTAGTAGTGGTACGATCTCTATGTCTAACATGCGAGGTAGGTATAAAGCCTACTACGTTAATTACATTGTAATTGGTGGCGGTGGCGCAGGCGGTTACGGTGTAGACGATGGTGGCGAAGGTAATAGAGGTACCTATGCGCCTGCAGGCAGTCAGTCTAGAATAGCTTTCCCTAGCTCCTCGATTATCTCGTATGGTGGTCGTGGCGGTGAGAACTGTAAGGGTAACAGATCTACATCAGGTACAAATGGAGGAGCCTCGTATTATGGTTCTGGCGGGGCTGGTGGTGGACTTAATAGCAGCGGCGCAGACGCTGTTAACTACGGCTCTGGAGGCGGCGGCGGTGGTGGTGACAGCGGAAGCTTCTTCGATTCAGGCGGTTGCTCTGGAGAAGGTGGCGTAGCGTCATCATACAAATCAGGATCCTATTGGCTCGTCCCTGGTTATAGCATAACTATTTATGTAGGCTCTGGCGGTATTGCACCTGCAACGGGCTATGATGGCGGTAACGGAGCCAATGGCTACGCTCAACTTACCGTTAATGGGACAAATTATACCTATAGTACCCCTGGTACTTACGTTCTAACACCGTAACAAGGTTTTAAGATGCCAGAGATTAACTTGACACCAGACGAATTAGAGGCTATGCTTGACCGTGCTGCTAGACGTGGTGCCAAGGAAGTATTGCATCAACTAGGACTTCATGATGAGAGTGCTGCAACAGATCTACGTGAGATGCGCAGCCTCCTAGACACATGGAAAGATACTCGTAGAAGTATATGGAACACATTCATTAAGATAACAACCGTAGCTATACTCAGCTTTATCGCAACAGCTGTGTATATGCAATTAGGGAAACAATAATTATGGCTAAGAAGTTTGCAGGGTTTAAGCCTGAGACATTACAGAATAAGATCCTTCCAGCGCTGGGCTATGATGGTCCTACGGATGAGAAATCTATTAACGCTTTCCTAGCGTCTAACCCTGCAGCTGCTGCTAAGATGGGTAAGTACACTCTGGCTGCTCGTCGCACTATTGAGGGTGAACCCGTACAGATGGCATCTGGTGGTGTGTTAAATTCGGTAGGACCTATAATCGCGGCTTTAGGTAAGACTAAACTTACGCCAAGACCTACTCCTAAGCCTCAACCTAGCAACGCAAGCAAAATGACTAAGGCTATAACAGCCGATCCTACCTCTGTAGTTACTACACCTACTGTAGCTGGTTCTACTCCTGCTCAGATTGCTGGTGGTCAGATGGATGCGCCTACAGGACAAGCACCTGCGGCTGCTACTACTGCTACAGCAGCTACGGCAACTCCTGCTGCGGCTGCTCAGGCTGCACCTGTTACCCCTACTCAGACAGTTCAGGCTGCTACAGCTGCCCCTGCAGTGAGTCAAGCCCTACAAGGACAACAGGCTGCACAGGGCCAAGTGTCACAGCAAGCACAGATGCAGGCTGCACAGGGTAGCCCTCAACAACTAGCACAGCTAGGCTTACAGGCTGCACAAGGACAAGCGGCTACTGTCCAAGGTATGCCTTCTCCTATGCAGATGACTACAGCTGAAACTATTAGTGGCTCTGGTGTTGACCAAGCACAGGTAGACGCTACCTTTGGTACAGGTCAAGTGCAGGCTGCATCCGTTCAGGGTGAGATGGCTAACTTGATGAACCAATTCCAAGGTAAGCAACCTCCTGCATGGGCGGCTGGTGCTATGCGTAATGCTACAGCACAGATGGCTGCACGTGGATTGAGTGCATCCTCTATGGCAGGTATGGCTCTTGTACAGGCTGCTATGGAATCTGCTCTACCTATTGCACAGATGGATGCCTCTAACAAGCAACAGATGGCTATGCTTAAGGCTGAGCAACGTGCTAAGTTCATGGGTATGGACTTCGATCAAGAGTTCCAAGCTAAGGTACGTAATGCTGCACGTGTTAGTGAGATTGCTAACATTAACTTCTCAGCTGAACAACAAGTTGCACTAGAGAATGCTAAGATGGCACAGACCATGAACTTAGCTAACCTATCCAATAAACAAGCTAAGGTTATGGCTGACGCTGCAACCATGTCTCAGATGGACATGACCAACCTTAACAATCGTCAGCAAGCACAAGTACAAAACGCTCAAGCATTCCTACAGATGGATATGACTAACTTGAGTAATGAACAACAGATGTCCATGTTCAAAGCACAGGAGCGTGTTAACTCTATCATGAGTGACACTGCAGCTGATAATGCAGCACGTCAGTTCAATGCCTCATCTGAGAATCAGACTAACCAGTTCTTTGCTTCCCTGTCTACACAGGTATCACAGTTTAACACTGAGCAAAAGAATGCCATGGAACGTTTCAATGCTGGTGAGACTAATGCTCTGGCACAATTTAATACAGCACAACAGAATGCTCGTGATCAGTTTAATTCACAGAACCATTTGATTGTAGCGCAGGCTAATGCTCAGTGGTTCCAGAACCTTACTACAGCTGAGAATGCTGCACAGAACGAAGCTAACCGTAATGCTGCACTAGCGGCTAATAACTTTACAATGACAGCATACAACAATGTCGTACAGCGTGAGCGTGACTTGTTAGCATGGGCATGGGAGTCTGCTGAGAATGCTGCTAACAGAGATGCTAACCTTGCCATTGCTAAGATTGAAAACGCTAAAACTTCTGCTGGTTCTAAAGCTGCTGGTAATTTCCTTGGTAAGCTTGCAGAGAATGCAGCAAACGCCATCTTTGGATTATAATAAAGGTACACCAATGGATTACTCACTACGCCCCCAATTAAGACCAGAGCCTGTAGCAGCTACAGCGCCTACCTCAAAAGGCTTAGGTACTCCTACGTCCAAGCCTGCAGAACCTTTACAGGAAGACTGGTACACACGTTTCACTAAGTCGTTTACTGCAGCGGGGGGTACACTAGCTGACACACCATTCACCGACACAAACCCTGCATCTCTCTATGAACGCAGTGAGATGTCGCTGAAAGACTTTGATGAGTTGACACGGCGTTCCGCAGAGGTTGCTGCACTTAATCGCATGGAAGCAGGTATCAGTGAGTCACTAGCTGAACCAGGGCGGCTTAAGAAGCTAGACGAAGACGAATCTCTTGTACCAGAACTACGCCCAGAGCCAGAGTTTGTAGATGCAGAAGATGCAGATGTACCTATTGAACCTCCAGTAGATGTAACAGAGGAAGAACTAGAAGCTACCCCTGTGAAGGCAGAGGGTAAGGGCTTGATGTCTAAGCCTGCGACAGAAGAAAAAGCTACCACTACCCTTACAGATTTAGTTTATAGTGATTTTGTTGAAAGTAAGCAAGAGGGTGACGAGGCCCACGTAGGGCAAGATAACAAGAACATTACACTTGCAGGAGGGGTGGTACCTGATGGCTTGAAGTATAATGGTAAAGACTTTACTCAAGGTGCCTCTGTTGTTACAGGTTTTGATAAAGGTAAGCTAGATACATCAGGTGCCTATAAGACTGTAGGTAGTACCACTGTAAAGCGCAGTGACTTTGACAGCGACAAGGCATTTGCTAAAGGTGTCATTGAAGAGTTTGCTAATCAAGCAGAAGCTGCAGCAGGTGACAGCTGGTCTAGCATGAGCGAAGGCAGTAAGAAAGCTGTAGTAAAGATTGGCTGGAACAAGGGTGCGGGATGGTATTCAGGTAAATCAGCTAAGGCAATCTACGCAGAGCTAGCAAAAGATGAACCTAATCCCGAAAACCTATACAGCAAAATCTTGGTAGGTTCTACCGTGTTAGGTGGCGGTGCTTCAATAGGCATTGCCAAAGCACGTGCTAACGCTTGGAACGAAACTACTTCAGCAACAGGCGGTAAAGAGATTACACGGATTGATGCTGATAACTCTGGTACTAATACAAAGTTTAAGTATTATGATAAAGATGGTAACTTGCTGCACACAGAAGAAACTACACGCGCCTCTAATATATACGAGAACAAGCAAAAGTCTGTACGTAAGAATAGTAAAGGTGTTTGGTAATGTTAGGACTTCCCCTAGAACTTATCACAATGTTAGGCTCCACCGTGTTAGGTGGGGTCATGTCTATCTGGGGGCAAAGCATTAAAGCTAAAGAAGCCCAACAGAAGATGCTAATGGAGCGTGCCAACTTTAATGCTAAGCAAGTAGCAATGGCACGTGACGCAGGTAAGAACGACAAACACTTCGCATGGACACGTAGGCTTATCGCTCTATCAGCTGTGTTTGCAATTATTGTATTGCCAAAGCTGGTAGCAGTATGGTATCCTGAAGTACAAGTAATCGTTGGTTACTCAGAGATGCAGACTGGTTTCCTTAGTGGTCTATTCGGTGGTGGCACTGAGATCATTAAGTGGAAGTACGCATCAGGATTTGTTATCACACCACTAGACACGCACATTGTATCAGCTATTGTAGGCTTATACTTCGGTGCAGGATTTACTAAATAGGATATTTGAAATGGCAGTAGCTGGACCTTTTGATAGACCAATCCCAGGTCAGTCTCTTACAACTGAACCACGTAACAACCCTTGGGAACAGCCACCTGAGATGGCAGACGTAGAAGACGTAGCAAAGTTCTACGTTGAGCGACTAGCTAACCAAGATGTACTAGATGATCTAGCTGCTATGGTGCAACTAGACGTACCCCTAGCCCCTATCGTAGAGTCTGTCTACATGATGGGTGTTATGCGTGGTCTACACACCATTGATGCAGGTATGCTTGTAGCACCTATGATCCACAACCTACTCAAGGCTGTCTTTACAGATATGGGTATCGAGGTTAAGGACTCACCCGAAGATCCACAGGAACATGCAGAGAAAGCAGAGATGAATCGCTTTATGGCTCTTGCTACTAAGTACTTAGAGGATGAGGGTATGGATGAATCAGACGAAGGTAAGACTATGTTGAGTGACATGGTTGAAGCAGCGGAAGATGAGCCTGAAGAAGAAGCACCTGCAGAAGAGATGCAAGAAGCAAAGCCTATGGGCTTGATGGCGAAGGGTTAATATAATGGCATTTAATTTTGATAGTTTTGCAGCAGGCTTCTTTGAAACTCTCTCTGAGGGTATGGACAGACGTGAAGCCGAGGCTGCTAAGTATAAAGAGAAACAGGAAGCTTCGGCTCTGCGTAACCTTAATGTGTTACAGCAACGTGATCAACGTGCTAAGCAGGCTGCACAGTTAGGTAAACGTGCTATGGCGCTGGGCGCAACAGAAGAGCAAGTACGTACTGCTATGTCTTCTGGTGTCACTGGTATCTCTGAGTTCTATGAGAAGCTGCAGGAGGCTGCTAATCAGATGCCTGGTAAACGTCTAGGCCCTGATGATATTGAAGCTATTGTAAATATGCCAGAGATTCCAGCTATGGATCTTAACATGGCAGACATGTCTCTACAGGACTTTGCTGCCCGTACATATGGCGTAAGTGGACGTGCTCCTAAAGTAGAAGAGAAAGAGGTAGGCTTTGTACCAAGCTTGTTAGGTTTTGGTAAGATGCGTAAAGCCAAGCAAGAGCTATCCGAGTCAGGTTACATGGGTGACATGTCTATCGCAGACGTTAACGCAGCTGCAGCACAGGCAGAGTACCAGTCTATGTTCCCAGATGCTTCCCTGACAATGAGTGACATTGAGTACTACACACCTAAAGATGCACTAGACTTTAGCACGACACTAGCAAAGACAATGAGTGATGCTGTGTCTAGCTCAGAAGGTAAGGCTTACATCAAGGCTGCACGACAGGCTGCTATGGATTCTGGATTAGATATTAACGAAGCAGAGACTTTAGCTATTAAAGAGCTACAGGAGCGTGCGTCTGTTAACTTGATCAACACATATGCAGACATCTACAAGTATGGCGGCTTCTTTGATAATGAATTAACTATGCGTCAGATTGCAGACGTGTTAAGCCCTAGTGCACTTACGCAGTTTAAA